TAACGAAATCGAGTCAGCCGTAATCGACTTCTAACACCTAGCTCCCCTCCCTGAAACTTAGCCCCCAGCAACGCAACGCTGGGGGTTCTTTTTTGCCTACATGCTGGCTGGCAATATGTGGGCATGGGATTGATTGCAAAAGGGAACCGGGGTTGCGCTAAGGGTCTGAATGTTACGCCTTGCTGCTCTCCACAATAGTTTTGTCAGTGCAGCTTGATCGCACACACATGACGCGAAGGGAACGCCCTGAACAGGCATGTTTTACTGGTAGCGGTTCCTAATATGCAATGGTAATCAAGTCGTCGGCGAGGAGTTCGGGCGGGGAAATAGCTTACACGGGTGCGATAGGGCCACCACGGGTGCCTATACCTCTTACTCACAGCTGCTCTATTTTTTATTTTTTTTAAGCAACTCAGGTGTAATAGCACCATGTTAGTATAATACATATTTATTACACCTTGCTATAAGCTATTGAGTTTATTATTAAGTTATAATTGACCATTAGCGCTAAATTGATAAAGTGCGCTATTCGTGTTACACAAAAAAATACCGCCAACGTGTTAGCTGGCGGCTAAATAGGACAGTAGAGGCAGCGATACGCTATTGTTTTTTGTGTAGTATGTCCTTTTCTGTTATGACTTTTAGTTCTATAACGGGTGTTGAGAACGCAGTCTTGAGTGTTGTACATCCAGTAGTGAAGAAAATAATAATAAAAAGAAACAGTAGCACTATGATCAATGTGACTATGCGTTCCTTTCTGCGTCTTATTCGTCCTTCTGTTCCATCGTACATAAATATTCTACTCCTTATATGGACACTGTGTGTCTATTATACGTCCCACCACGAATCTGTCAAGAATAAAGTGTATTATTTTATATTTTTTTATATTTTCTATTGACATACACTACATATTGACTATAATAGATCATATGGGAGGCGAGATGTATTACGATGTGTCTGTTTGATTTATCCCTTTAAAAAGCGTCATTCGTAAATCGCTTTCGTACGTTTGGATTACAGCACACAATCTCGCCTCCCCATCGTTTTTTTGTGTATTTAAAATAATGTTAATATCATCTCAAGCAGCACCTTACTTCATTGCAGTCTTCATAGCTGTAACTCCCGGTTCGCTTCCAGAACAGGGTTGGGTACAGATGTTGCGTCCTTTTGAGACACGCGAAGCATGTATGATTGAATTGAAAAACAACGAGCGTCTGTACTTTCGTAGTGTAGTAAATAATTTTACAAACATAATCAGACGAGTACACGCTATGGAATGTATGACAGAAGAGAACATAAACGCAATCAACAAAGAGTTTGGTCATCCACAGGACGACAACGATGATAACAAAGAAGCACCAAAGATAGGAGTGTAATGATTATGAATAACATTATGACTTGGATGAAGAGCCGCATTATCGAACCTACTACTTGGGTCGCTGTAGGCTTGGGAGCCGTAGTTCTATCAGCAATTATTCCAGCACTGGCACTGGCTATGTGGTGTGTTGCCGCTGTAACCATTGTTGCTGGTATCTTCATGAAAGAAAAGGGACAGTAGAGTACTGTGTCTGAACAGGAAAGTGCGGTAGATAAAGCTAAAGAATTTGTTGTTGAGTACGGTCCATACTTATATGACCTAATGCGAAAAGCTGGTAAAACGACAGGAGTTGGTGCGTTTTTAACGGCTATGGCTCCAAAACCAGCTTACGCACCTGCTCCACCAAGAGCAGAAGAACAAGTAGATGACTTTAAAGACATAGATGCGTTTGGAAAAAGAATATTCCGTATGAAAGAAGTATACGATGATCTAGCAACTATAGACAAAAAAAAGATAGATAATATTTTTAATAAAAAACAACGTCAAGCTAGACCTTCAGCAGAGACTTGGACGTAATATGTCTTTACCGGCTACCACCAAAAAACGCGAACTGACAGATCGCCAAGAAAAATTCATAAGTTGTCTCATCGCTAATGGTGGTAAAGTCGGACAAGCAGTATCCGAAGCAGGATACAAAGAAACCAGCCGTTCATGGCTAATGCGTACGCTCAAGGATGAAATTCTAGAACGTACCAAGTCCATGTTGGCATCGTACTCTGTTAAAGCTGCACACCGTGTCACTGAAGGTCTGGATGCTGATGGTACTGTTCCTATGAATCAAATGGACATGCGCCTCAAAAGTGCAGAAGCCATACTAGACCGTGTGGGTCTGAGCAAGAAACAGATAACAGAAGTGCAGGGTGAGATAGTTCACGGCGTAGTCATGCTTCCTGCTAAAGAAAAACCAAAAGAAGTAGAGGTAGTGATAGATGTTTGAAGGTGTTCAAGCTGAAGTAGATGCCCTGATAGAAATGGGATTCGGTGAAGAGTCTTTAATGAGAAAATTTGAAAAAGATGGTGCTAAAGGAATCCGTTCTCTTTGGTCTAAAGAAGTAGAAAAGGATGAGGAGGGAATGTGGGATGGTAGAACTAAGCAAGATTTTAACCCAGAAAACCTCCCTGATACGATATCTAATATAAAAAAACAAAGATATCAAAAATATAAGCAAGGCGGTACAGTAAAGAAGAACTACGCTTACGGTGGTCGTGTAGCCAAGATGTCCTCAGAGAAATCATAAGGAAAGTATTATGGGAATAAAAATTGTTCCAACATTATCTGAAGAAGAAAAACGAGAAAAAGCTGAACGTGAAAGTCTTATAAGTAGACTGAAAGGCTTATCTTCTGAAGAATTAAAGAGTATGCTCAAAGTAACGGATGAACGTGCATTAAGTGATATGGATGTTGATACACCATCTGAAACTATGGCGTCTGGCGGTGCAGTCAATAAGAACTACGCTTACGGTGGTCGTGTAGCCAAGATGTCCTCAGAGAAATCGTAATAATGTTCAAACGCTTAATACTCAGACTATTCAGACCCACTCGCACAGAGTACGATAATAACTTTAGACGTACTTCTAACTTTCGTTATCATGACGTATGTATGTAAAACTGATTATAGGCTTACTGTTATTTGAGATAACACTACATATAACTGAAATAATAATAGACCTTAATCAACATGGCTTTAATCTTTGATCATATTTATACCACTTTTCTTATACGTTATGTTGACACAGTGACTATGGGATTTATATGTTAAATGGCACGTACACCACAAAAGGCAATACCCCGTACCAAGAAGAACTATCGCTCTACAAAGAGTGGTGCCGGTATGACCAAGGCGGGTGTAGCTGCACACAGACGAGCCAATCCCGGTAGCAAACTAAAAACAGCTGTAACAGGCAAAGTCAAAAAGGGCAGCAAAGCTGCTAAGAGGCGTAAAAGTTATTGTGCGCGAAGTGCAGGACAGTTGAAACGCTCCTCTGCTAAAACCCGTAACGATCCAAACAGCAGAATACGACAGGCAAGAAGAAGGTGGAAGTGTTAATGGCTAAAACAAAACCTCTAACGAAACGTCAGAAGACGACTCTTAAAAAACACAGTAGTCATCATACGCCTAAACACATGACTAGTATGAAGAAGAACATGAAGAAAGGTAAATCTTTCACTAAATCTCATAAGATAGCAATGAAAAAGGTAGGAGCATAATGGCTAAAAGAGGACTATACGACAACATACACGCTAAACGTAAACGCATAGCTGCCGGTTCTGGCGAGAAGATGCGTAAGGTTGGTGCCAAAGGCGCACCGACAAAGAAAAACTTCATTCAATCAGCTAAAACCGCTAAGAAACCTGTACGTAAAAGGAAATCATAATGTTCAGTATGGCAATGGTTCGCACAATGGAAAGACTACCTTATTTTAACTACTCCTTCACAGGAAACGTTTCGTGCTACAATCCCACACTGTTTGTAGATGATGATGATGTGTGTCCACGATGCGGTAAGGAAGGATGTACGTGTGACCCTGATACCTGTGACTGTGAACCAAAACCAGAACAAGATGAATTGGTACAGGACTTTGAGGAGTAAAGAAAAAATAATCATGCGTAAAAGTAGGCGAGAAAAGAATACAGATAAACTTGTAGACAGTATGCACGAACAATACGGTCCAAAAGGTTCACGTACGGCGTTTGGTATTACACGTTCAGAGTTTAAAAGGGCAGAAGACCCTGACGATAAAAAAGGAATAGAAAAAGATATCAAAGATATAGATGATGAGATTGCTTCTAAAACGAATCGTATGAAACAAGCAGGTGCAGCGCAGCGTTTAGGAGCTAAGAAAAGTAGATTAAAGAAAAAACTGAAAAAGTTATATGGACAAGGTTCTTTCGTGGCAGCAGAAAACGCTAAAATGATACAGCCTAGAAAAGCTAAATACAAAAGTGACTGAAAGCACACCAAAACGTAAAAGTGGTAGACCAAAATTAAAAGAAGGCGAAAAGGGAAATTACCACGTTTCAAGAGTAGAGAAAAAGAAACGTATTACACGTAAACGAATTAAATCTCTAAAGAACGCAGAAGCAAAGGCAAAGAAAAAACTAGATTCTCTCAACGAAAAGTCAGCTAACATCAAACACGCCGAGAAGTTAATGAGAAGCGGAGGGCTGGCAGTTGAGGAGAATGTTAAGAAGCTTCCTAAAAGTGTACGGGCAAAATTAGACGATAACACACAAATATTATTTAATCCTAATAACGGCCCACAGACGGACTTCTTAGCAGCACCAGAGAAAGAAGTGTTATACGGTGGTGCAGCAGGTGGTGGTAAGTCATTTGCTATGTTGATGGACTTACTACGCTACGCGCACAATCCTAATCACCGCGCACTTCTACTCAGACGAACACTGGCAGAACTTACGGAACTAATAGATCAGTCACGTAAAATCTATCCACAAGCTTTTCCCGGTGCAGTATTTAGAGAGTCAAAGAATACATGGTCGTTTCCTAGTGGAGCTACAGCCCTATTTAGTTACGTCGATAAGGATACGGATGCAGCACGATACCAAGGCCAATCATTTACGTGGATAGGTATTGATGAGTTAGGCCATTATCCTACACCGTACGTGTGGAACTATCTACGAAGTCGCCTACGTACAACCGATACAACTATCGACACGTACATGAGGGCTTCAGCTAACCCCGGTGGTAGTGGTGGTTGGTGGATTAAAAAGATGTTTATCGACCCTTCTCCACCCAACGATCCATTTTGGGCAACAGATGTAGACACAGGTAAGATACTTCTACACGGTGCCAATCATCCACAAAGACCGGGTGAACCATTATTTCAAAGAAGATTCATACCTGCAAGGCTAACAGATAACCCACACCTAGCAGAATCTGGCGAGTACGAAGCGATGCTGTTGTCTCTGCCAGAGGTAGAACGTAGAAGATTACTTGAAGGAGATTGGGATGTTGCAGATGGCGCAGCGTTTTCAGAGTTTGATAGAGCAGTCCACGTTGTTGAACCGTTTGAGATACCTTACAATTGGCCCAGAATACGCGCTGCTGATTATGGCTACAGTAGTCCTAGTTGTGTTCTTTGGGGTGCCGTAGATTGGGACAATAACTTCTGGATATACAGAGAATTATACAGTGCGGGTTATACTGGTGAGACTCTGGCTGAAATGATTATGGCGCTAGAGGAGTTCGATCCACCAATGAATGTATCTGTGTTAGACGGAGCCTGTTGGTCAAAGCACGGAACTGGACCCAGCATTGCAGAGACTCTAACACGTAACGGTGTACGTTTCATACCCGCAGACAAAAACCGTATGGCAGGAAAAATAGAGTTACATCGTAGACTGATGATGAATGAAAAGACTGCTGAACCACGATTACGTATCTTTAGTACTTGCACT